GTTCACCAGTGAGGGGTGATGCGTGAGTGATTCAGGACGAATACGGCAGGGTATCGGATGAGATTCTGTATGACATAGCTGATGCGTGCAACATCAATGCCCGTGGTTTCGGGTCGTTTGAGTGGCATCAAAAACGGATGCGTGAACTGTCAGCGTTTAATGCGAGAAACCGCAATCGGGTACTGAACATCGCATATGACACCGACCTGAAAGCACTGGCAGACACGACCCTGCGTAGCATCGAACATGAGTTCCCCGAAACGGAAAACGTGTTGCCGAGGGAGGAGCGGGTCGCAATCACGGTCAGGGCGGTGGCAAATCAGACATCACAGTATTACGGCGTTCTGAATGCAACCATGTTGCGGTCGGCATCAACGCTGTATCAGACGGCTATCAATGAGATAGAACGCAGAATGACCCTTGCGGTCAAGGCGGTCATGCTTGGGATTGACACCAAAAGACGGGTCACGAAATCCGTTTTGGACATGATACAAAAAACGGGTGTGACCGGATTCGTTGACAAAGCAGGTCGGAAGTGGTCTGCCGAAGCGTATGCGGATTTAGTCTTTCGTTCGTCAATGGGAAACATTCAACGGCAGATCATGATAGACCGCTGTAAGGATTACGGTGAGGACATCGTGTATGCCCCGATCAAATTCCCGTCACGACCGCTGTGTGCGGAATGGCAGGGCAAATTGCTGTCGCTGTCAGAACGACACTATTTCACCACCGACCTGAACGATGCACCGATGGAAGTTTTCCCGTACTCGGATGCGGTCGGCAGACCTGCTGGTCTGTGGGGTTGTAACTGCGGTCATGGCAAAGCAGTTTTTATTGCAGGATTGTCCGAAGTCGTGAAACCAGTCAATCAGATGACACCCGAACAGAACGCTGAAGCATATGCTCTGACACAGCAGGAACGGCAACTGGAACGGAATGTCCGCAACGGCAAAACAAAGGTCAAGATGCTTGAAAATGCGGGCATCACGGGTGACGACCTTGAGGAAGCAAAGAACCAGTTAAAGCGTGCACGCAACGAGTACAAGGGATTCCTGAACAAGTACGGGTATGATCCGACTGCAGGAAGAACGTATGTACATGGGTTCGGGAAACCGAATAATCGCACAGCAACACAGAAAGTTCAACCGAGAGTAATACCACCAAAACAAACACCGAACAAGCCGATCATTCCACAGATGACAAGAGACGAAAAATCTGCTGTAAAGAACTATGTTTCAGGAGATGGAATGTGGGTGAATCAAGAATTGCGTGGTCGAGGTATTGGCGGTCTGTCTGCCGATGATAAAGCATACATTCATGATCTTGACACTGCACTGAATGTACCGCTTGGAAAAGCACAGACATTATATAGGTCGGTTGATGCATCTGCGATTTTCGGGAATATGACCGCACTGCAGTATGACAATCTTCTGACGGCAGTTGTTTATGATGATGAATTTGCAAAGAAGCAGGTGCAAGGACTTCTAAACAATGTAAAAGGTAAAACCCTTGTCGAAAAAGGTTATATGAGCACCACAAAAGACAAGGAAATTGCCTTTGAATGGGGAGACTTCACTGGTTCTGAAAAACCGATTGTTCTTAAACTTCAAGCACCTGCTACGGTGCATGGCAGGGATTTAGCTGAATTCGATATTGAGGGTGATGAACAGTTTGAAGTTCTACTGATGCGTGGTGTTAAATACACGCTTCAGGGCATCCGTAAAGAGAGTGGGAACATCGTTATTGATGCAATAATCAATCGCTGACAAGGAGGATCATATGACGGAATGCAAACACGAATGGCAGGGCAACGCTGACGGTGTTGTCTGTGTGAAGTGCGGAAAGAAACTTTCGCATGATGATTTTGTTGCACTGACTTCTGCTCCGAAAGAGAAGAAGACAGCAAAGAAGAAAAAGGACTAACTATTTCGATTTTGCGGTGATCGTAAAAACCGCACTCGGCTATTGCCGTTAAAAAGGAGGATTTATGGCGGGTATCTACACTCGGAAAGCGGTGCAGGCTATTTTGGAAAGAGACGAACTGACACCCGAGGAAAAGGTTGATCAACTTTTCTCTCTGCATGGCAGGGCGATTGATGACGGGTATGTCACGAAAATGGCTTCGAACGCAAGTAGAGACGAGGCGGTCAAGGATGCTGTGGAAAAGGCGAAAGCAGAGTTCAAAGCACCCGATGTCAAGGAGTCGCAGGAATACAAAGACCTGCAACGTGCGTTTGACGATTTCAAAGTCCGGACGGATGCACGTGGGTCAGCTGATTACGCTGATGTAAAAGGCAAGTTCTTCGACACAGTATACGACATGATCGACCGCTCCGAAACTGCGAAACCTATCGCAGAACAGTTGTCGGGGATCAAGGAAAAATACGAGGAGTATTTCAATGCCGAGACCCCGAAAGGCACACCAGTGAAGACCCCGCAGTTTTCGCAGGGTCAGGCAAAAGGCGGGTATGAACCGACTGCCGAAGACAAGGCACGGTCAGACCTGCGTGCATTATTTGGATTAACGAAAGGATAAAAACGGTATGGCAAACGCTATTAATTACGCATCTGTGTTCAATCAGGTGCTCGATGAAATCTTCTACATTTCCCCGAAAACCAACGGACTCGAAAACACGATGGCGGGTCTGAAGTGGAACGGTGGTCGCAACATTGAGATCCCGAAACTCTCCACGCAGGGACTCGGTAACATGAACGGCTACAAAGCTCCGAACGGTGACATCACTTTCGGATATGAAACCAAACAGCTTCAGTGGTATCGTGGTCGCAACCTGACAATCGGTCGGTATGACATCGATGAAACCAACTTCACGCTCACTGCGGGTAATGCTCTGAAAGTATTCCTGAATGCTCATGTATTTCCGGAAGTCGATAAACTCCGTCTTTCTGAGGCGGTCAAATCTGCCGAGGGTGCGGGTAATGTCGGATACAGTGCTCCGTCTTCTGCTGATATCGTGGGCAAGATCCTTGACGATATCGCAACCGTGCAGGACAAGATCGGTGAAGACGAACCTCTGATGATCTACCTCTCCACTGCATCCAAGAATCTTGTGATGAAGTCCAGTGAGATCAGCAGATACCTTGCTGTGCGTGATCTCGTTATCCGTGGCATCAACCTCAAAGTGGACACCCTGAACGACATCCCGCTCATCGGTGTTCCTGCTTCGTATCTGAAGTCCGTGTTTGCTCTGCAGGACGGTGTTACCAGTGGCGAGGTCGGTGGGGATCTCGTTGCCGAACCGTATGCGGAGTCCGTGAACTGGGTCATTATCGCACGTTCTGCGTTCGATGCGGTTGCCCGTCCGCAGGTGACGAAAGTCATCACTCCTGACGAGAATCAGGACGGTGAATACTGGAAGATCATGTTCTCCCTCTATCACGGTGCATGGGCATTCGACAACAAACTGGACGGTCTGTTCGCCAACATCAACAGCACTGCGGGTCTCGGTGCTCTGTATGTGACTTCTGCCGATGCGACCGAAGCGGGTTGCACCAAACTGACCACGGCTTCTGTCAGCGGTGGGTCTGCGATGGCTATTCCTGCGGGTTATGCTCTGTATGCGAAGTCTGCTTCGGGTACTGCTCCCGCTGTCACGCAGGGAACTGCCCTTGATAACACTTGGACGAAACTGTCCGGATCTGACGGTGCTGTGTTTGCATCCACCAATGGTCACATTGTGCAGGTCGTTCTCGTTGCCGAGGGTTCGCTGATGCCCGTGGCGAACGGTACTGCCACGGTTGTTATTTCCTGATCGTTGTAACAAGTCGGGGGGGCATTATGCTCCCCGATATTTTAAGGAGTCTGTATGGCATACGTTGACAGTGCGTTCTATGAATCGTGGACTGGCACGACAGCACCCGAGGATTTCGCTGTACTGGCGAACCGTGCATCAGATGTCATTGATTTGCTGACACGGTACAAGGCACGGGAGTTCGACACACTGACCGAACTTCAGCAGGAACAGATTCAGAAAGCGACCTGCAGTCAGGTCGATTTTTTTGTCGAATTTGGCTTAAATTCAGTGCAGGGTGGCGGTGAATCTTGGACTGTTGGCAAAGTGTCGGTCGGGGCATCGAGCGGTAAATATGGCGAATATACAGCGAAAGGGATCTCCCCGAATGCGGTTGCGTATTTGGAGCAGTCCGGATTGCTGTATCGAGGAGTGATGGTCATATGAGACCAATACCGTCACGGATACTGACACACACCGTCACGTTCAAGATCTGTGCGGGTGTTGACACGTGGAATCATCCCGTGTTTGCAAACGTGCAGGTTGATCACGTGTGTGTTCAGCCGTATCAATCGACCACCCTGACACGGGACGATACTGACCGCAGGGAATCGGCAATCTGCTTCATTGATGCAGTGCGTTCCACGCATTTCGATGCGGATGCGGGCAAAATCCAGTCAGAGGACAACGGACACGTGATGCAGATGATATTCCGCAACAACACGTATGAGGTGCTTCTGGTCGACACACTGTATGACGACAAAGGACTGCTACATCATTACGAGGTGCACTGCGGTGAGCGTGGTATTTGACATTAATGAGGGCAACATCAGAAAAAAACTGGAAACCTGCGGAGACCGTGCAATGCGTGCGGTTGCAGAACAGTTGCACGCTGATGCACAACAGCAGTATGTCAAGGTCAACACGGGCACGATGCAGGGCAACATGGGTGTGGAACAAGAGAAAAGCGGTCAGTGGGTCTGCTACACCGAAGCTGTGTATGCACGGTATCAGTACTACTTCCCGAATGTCGGGCACGGGTCAAAACAGAACCCGAAAGCAACATCAATGTGGTATCACAAGTGCTATGACGAGAACAAGGCACGATATCAAAAGCAGGCTCAAAAGGCATTTGAGATGGGAGACGGATAAATGTACGGTGATGTATTGGAACAGATATGTGCGTTATGTGAAACGGCATCAGGCATTTCACCGATAATCGGGCATCTCCCGACTTCGGGCGGTGTCGCTTGTTACATCAATTCAGGATATGCGGATCATGTGTCTATTCAGAAAGAAACACGAGTCGAAGCGTTCACCGTGCTGTTCAACATCAAGCTGAAAGAGCAGGATCAGGCACTGTCAGTTGCCGAAACGATGCATGATGCACTGGTCGGGCAGTTATCATATCAGCAGACAACGGATTACACGATCATGAACATTGAATCTTCTGCCCTGCCGAATTATGTCGGTCGGGAAGAAGAATACTTCTTGTACGCATTCGCTGTACAAGTATTTGTAAACAGAAAGGAATAAACGATGGCAGAACTTCCGATTATTTTCGAACTTGAACCGTCAATCGGCACTGCGTATGATTCCTCAACGAGCACATGGACATATTCACCCTTGTGTGCAGGATGGGAAAATATCGCAGAAGCACTGAACGAAACGGTGCAACAGTATCATTTTCTCTGTGGGCAGGGTCATGCGATGAACAAGGTCACTGGAATGGCTGTTGCGGTCACGCTGACTGGTCGCAGGGTGCAGGGAGATCCCGCACAGGACTATATCTTCAGCAAGAAGTACGAGGTCGGTGCGGAGCGTGATTCCAGTTTCAAACTGGTCATGCATGACAAGAGTTCCGGAACTGATGTGACAAGCACACTTACAGTTCCCTGCACGATTGCCAACATTCAGGAAATCAACGGTGCTTCTGTTGACAACTGGCAGGTATCGTGTGAGATTCGGTTTAACGGGAAACCGACAATCGCATAACTCAATGGGGAGCAGGGAAAACTTGCTCCCCTATTTTGTGCATTAAAGGAGGTTGAAAAAATGTACAAGGTAAAAGCAAACAACTGGAAAGAAAGCATCCTGATCACGATGGACGGCAAAAGACCGAAGCTGATCAAAGTGGTGATCAATCCCGAAAGCATCGTGCTGTCTGCAAAGACTGCTGAAAAAGAAATGAAGAAGATGCAGTCCGTGCTGGAAAAGGACTTCAGCGAAGTCAATCTATCGGAGTTCAAAAAGGCGGTCGGGGTGTTCTTTTCCACGGTACTGGGGGAACACAATTACAAAGAAATTTTGGACTACTATGACGGCAACATCTTCGCTGTGGTGCATGACATTTCACCGTGGATCAATGAGGTTGTGACACCGAAGCTTCACAGTGGATTCAGCGGTCGGTGAAACTGTACGAAGATCTTCCGTATACCGTTCTGATCCACGGGGAGCGGTATCGGGTCAGACCGTCATTCGACCGTGTTCTTGAAGCGTATGATGTTCTGCAGACGGACTGGTCAGATGAAGATAAAATCGAATATCTGACATTTCTTCTGTTCGTGGATACACCGAGCGACAAGACGGAAGCGGTTCAAGCGTTTTTCGATCAGATCGTGGGATCAGGAAAAGAGTCAGCACCCGCAAAAAAGGTGTTCGACTTCAACAAGGATGCACCGTACATCTATTCGGCATTTTATCAGGCATACGGCATGAATCTGTATGAACGTCAGGATCGGAACAGAAAGTGGTTTTTTCAATCTAATGGCATTTTAGGACGGATTTTCGGCAGACCCCTGCATTGGCAGGAGTTTATTTATTTGTTTCAAGGTTTGCCGAAAGACACGCTGATGTCTGAAATTATGTCGATCAGGATGACGGATATTCCTGCACGGACAAAGTATAACAGCGAAATGGTCGATGACCTGATCCGCAAAAAACAAGCGTTTTCACTTGAAGACAAAGAAGATATGCAGGTCAAGTGGTTGCGGGTTTTTAATGCACTGAAAGGGATGGCAGAATGAAAAGCGGTTCTGACGGAAAAATTACATATCGGATCGAGGGCGACAACAGTCAATATAAAAGCTCGATAGATGAGGTCAAGAGTATTGCCAACATAGCGGGCGGTGTCATCAAAGGGATATTTGCAGGAACGACCGCAGTCATTGGCGGTGTTATGACTGGCACGGTCGCACTGATTAAAAATGTTGCGGGTGCATACGGTGAGTATGAACAGCTTGTCGGTGGTATCCAGTCGATGTTCGGGGAAACCGAAAAGGGCATCGCAGATACGAACCGTGTCATGGACATGGCATCCGAAGCGTGGAAAAATCTTACGATGTCCGAGTCGGAATATTACACGCAGTTCATGTCCACATACCCGTTAATCAATTCCTCGATTTCAGCAGGCGGGGATGCGATAGCCGAAACGAACAAGTTGCTCGAATTGTCGTCTGACTTAAGCAATACATTCGGCTATTCCACCGAAACTGCAATGAATGCCATCAACTGGGCACTCAAAGGGTCTTACAACTACCTTGACAACCTGAATATCGGCATAAAAGGCACGCAAGAGGGATTCCTTGAAGCGGTCAATGCATCCGGATTATTCGGCAAAAAGATAGAAGACCTTTCTGAACTGACATCCGAGCAAATTGTTGCGGTTCTGCAGTATCAGGCGAATATATACGGTGTACTGGGCAAAACGCAGGACGAGGCAGAAAGGACTTTGCAAGGTTCTTTCAAAATGCTTCGTTCTACATGGGCGAACTTTGTCACGGCACTGGGCAAGGATTCTGATGAGATTGAGCAACGGCTTGATGAGGTTATTCAAGCGTTCGATGCCGTGCTGAACAACATTGTGCCGTTGATAGACCGACTGCTTGATCATCTTCCGAAAGCAATTTCGATGATTGCATCAAAACTGGTCGAACTTGCACCGTCACTGCTGAAAACAGCTTTCAACATTTTCAGGTCTGTTGTGGGCATCATTTTCCAACAGTTGCCGTCATTGTTGAAAGTCATTTCCGAAATTCTCGGTCAGTTGGTCGGACTCATCATTGAATATATGCCGACTTTTCTTGATGCGGTCATACAGACTATAACGAGCATCATCACAGAAATTGGAAATAACGCTGACAAGGTTGCGGAGACGGTCAGCACGATTATCGTGCAGGTCACAGATGCGATTCTCGGTGCTTTACCGCAAATCATTGAAGCACTTGGTCAGATATTCATCGCACTTGCACAGCATATGCCCGAATTCATAGAGCAGTTGATGGGTGCGGTGATGGAAAACTTCCCGATCATCTTCAACGCTTTGATGGAAGTTGCGGTGGCAATAATCGCAAGTCTGCCCGAAATCATTCAGCAGATATGTGATCATTTGCCCGAAATCATCAGCATGGTCGCAACGGCACTGGCTGATTGTGCTCCGATGCTCGTTCAGGCAACGGTCAGCATTGTCGAGGGCATGAATTATGCGTTCTTGTACGCACTGGGTGCTCTTGCACAGAAGATCCCTGAAATCTTTGCAGAACTTGGGAAATTCATAATTGATGGTTGGAAAGGCATCGCAAACGGTGTCGGGAATATTGTCAAAGACCATGCACAGCAGTTGGTTGATGGATGGAATCAGACAACGGAACGAGCGAAAGCGTTCTTTAAGGATCTGTTCGGCATATTCAAAGGTATCGGTCAGAAGATGCTTCAGATCGGGTCAGACATTGTGAACGGCATTTGGAGCGGTATCGCAAGGGCATGGAATCGTTTGATTCAGAATGTCCGTGCGAAGATTCAGCAACTGGTTGCGGAGATAAAATCCGCACTTAAAATCGGATCACCGTCAAAGGTGTTCGCAAACGAGGTCGGCAGATGGATTCCTGCAGGTATCGCGAAAGGTGTCGAAGACAACGAGGGCGAAGCACAGAGGGCTGTTCGTGGCATGACGGAATCACTTGTCGGTGCAGGTGCTAATGTTGGCATGGCAGTATCCCCGATCACATCCAGTTCGCCAGACCTGCATGGACTTGCACAGCAGTTGTCTGAAAGCATTGGAAATATCAAGGTCGAGAACGAAATCTATCTTGACGGCATGGCAATGGCACGGAAACTGTACGACTATCAGCAGAAAGTTCAGGTCGAACGTGGTCAGAATTTTGTACCGATATATTGAGGTGATATATGACATTAACTGTTGGCGGTGTTGACTACACACCATATGTGACATCCGTTGCATGGAAAGAGGACACGATTCAAGGGTCGAACTCGGGGGTTTCGATATCAGGACGGAGATACATTGACCGTATTGCAACAAAGGCGGTGCTGAACATCACGTTCGCTCCGATGTCGCAGACGGATGCACAGACCGTGCTGTCATCGTTGTGGACAGAATACATCTCGGTATCGTATGATGATCCGTCACACGGCACACGGACTGGTGTGCCTTTTTACTGCTCGAATACACAGTCAAAAACGCTGTTCATAGATAACGGCACGATGTGGTATTCAGAAGTATCCTGCACGTTGGAGGAAAGATGAAACGGATAGAAGTTGGTGATCAGTGGACTTTCGATGACGATTCCATTTTTGACATCCAGTACACGAACACCGTTGATGTAACTGGTGCGGAACTGACAATCGACACGCTTGAGGTCAGGATTGTTTCGCAGGTCGGTGGCACGGAACTGCTGTCATTTGACGGTTTCAATCTTGAAGCAAGTGGTGGCGAAATTCTGTACGGTGCGGGCAGTGGTGGCGGTGCTGACATATCGGGTGCAAATTATGCGACACCAGTTCGTTATTACAAGGATAATGTTCTGACTGGCAAGTATTTCGTCAGTTCCATCACAAGGGAACAGCGTGATATTTATGTCATTCATGCAATATCAACAATCGGTCTGATGTCACGCAGGTGGTGTGAACCGAAACTGTTCAATCATGTTTCTTTATCATCGGCACTTCAGCACATAATCGGTGCATCCGGATCACAGTACACCTATACGATTTCATCAGAACTTTCTGATCTGTGTATTGATGGTTTTATTCCGAGAAGCACACAGCGTGAAGCACTGCATCAGCTTCTGTTTGCGTATGATGTCCATATCACAAAAGATGCGAACTGCAACATGGTATTCGGAGCAGGACACGCTGATTCAATCGGTGTGATCCCTGCGTATCGCACATACCTGAACGGCACGGTGAATTATGAATCACCGATATCAAAGGTTGTTGTGGTCGGATATGGCATTGCTGATGGTGTTCCCGATTATCAGAACGGAGCACAAGTAGTATACGAAACGAGCGAACTTGAACCGTCAACACAGAGAACGATCTACTTTGACCGACCAGTATATTCGGGTGACTATTACGCAACCGGATCACTGCAGGTCGTTTCGATCAGAGCGGAATCTGCCGTAGTGACTGGTGCGGGTACGCTGATCGCATATTACTGCGTTGTCAACGCATTTGCCGTCACGAAAGTCATTGATTCTTCATCAGATAACGAACTGCGTATCGAGAACAACACATTGATCACGCACTGCAATATCGGCAATGTTGCAGATAGGCTTCTTGCGTATGCATCACGGAAAAAGACGGTCGAGGGTGACATAGTTCTTGACGGTGAAAAGGTCGGAGATACCTACACGATCACGGATGCGTTCGAAGATACCTCTGATGCATTTCTGTCGAAAGTGTCTGTCAATGTTTCGGCAATCGACAAGGCAACCTGCAAGTTCATATCCGGATACACTGGGTACGCTGACCGAAGCAAGATATATTCAAACTGCGATTTCATCAGTTATGAAGACGGTTTAACTGGTTCGTGGTCGATCCCGCAGTCCGTTTTTGACAAAGAACAACCGCTGATCAAAGCCGTTATTGTTGGTGGTGGTACTGGCGGTCAGACATCAACAAAGTCATTCTATGGGAACAACGCATCGTATGTTTCACGCACGAATTCGGGTGTTGCGGGCAGAGGTGGTCAAGGCGGTCTCGGTGGTAAGGGTGGTCAAGGTGGGAAGATCCTTGAAGTCACTATCGACTGCACTGGGATTTCTTCACTGAACTGGTCGCTTGGTGCGGGCGGTGTTGGCGGTGACGAAACCGTGAATCAGAATGTGCAGACAGACGGCACGGACGGAACTGAGACATCGTTCGGAAGTTATTCTTCAGCAGACGGGTCACACATCCCGACTGGGTACATTGTCTACGGTGGCACTGATGTCAGCGATGTGTCTTGTTATGCACTCGGTGCTTCGGGTTCTGACGGTGTTGACGGCTTCGATGGCGGTGACGGTGGTTCTCCTAATTATTCGGATGTTGCAAAAGCCGTTGGTGCGAATGCCGAAGATTATGACGGCACGTTCAGATATGTTCAAACTATTTACCGTTTTGGCGGTCAAGGCGGTAAAGGCATCATCGATTCATCATCGACATATTCGGGCGGTGGTGGTGGTGGTGGCGGTGGTTGCGGTACGAGATACCTTGACCCCGCAAAACGCTCGCATGGTCAAGACGGTGAAGATGCTTTTATTGGTACTGGTTCAGCTCGTTGGGTCGGTGGCGGTCACGGTGGTCAGGGCGAAAAAGGTCTGTACTACAACCGCAACAATCACGGGTACTGGGGCAGAGGTGGCAGAGGTGCTGACGGTTCAGGCGGTGGCGGTGGTGGCGGTGGTGCTATCAATGACACAAGCAACAACCTTTCCGTTGGCGGTGACGGTGGTGCAGGATGGTCTGCAAAAGCGGGTGAGGGCGGTGACTATGGCTGTATTTACATCTTCTATTGAGGTGAGTGAATGGCAAACTACATTTTAAACAGAACTGCTGAACAGATCAGCAACATTCTTGACGGGGCATATGCATCAGACGGGATTCTGAAGTCCAACGGAAGTGGCACTATATCGGCTCAGGCGGTCGATTCGACACCGACTGCATCAAGTACTAACCTGATCACTTCGGGTGCGGTTGCAAGTGCTCTAAATGCCAAACAAGACACATTGTCGAACGCTTCACTGTTGGCAACCTACACGCAGACTGAAGCGAACCTTGCGGATGCGGTTGCGGATAAACACACGCATTCCAACAAAGCAATCCTTGACAGCATCCCGTCATCGGGAACGGTCGGGTATGTACTCACAAAGACATCATCAGGAACAACTTGGTCAGCAGGTGGCGGTGGTGGCGGTGGTGCTTCTTGGGGAACGATCAGCGGTACACTGTCTGATCAGACCGACTTGCAGGATGCACTGGATGCAAAAGCATCGGTCAGTTCAGTAAATGCAAAAGCCGATAAGAGCGTTGCGGTCTCCGTCACGATTGCTGTTGCAGACTGGACGAACCAGTCATGCACAAAATCCGTGTCAGGAGTCACGGCATCGAACAACATCATCGTTGCACCTGACCCTGCTTCGTTCCTCGCATACGGAGAAGCACAAATCCGTGCGACTGCTCAAGGAAGTGGAACGGTCACATTCGCTTGTGAAACAGTTCCGACCGAAGCGGTCACAGTTAATGTGATGATTGTGGGGTGAGCATATGGCAATCTTTAACATGGTCGGTGGCGGTGGCAGTTTAAGTGCCACAGATGCCATTCTGCGAGTTATTGCTCCAGCTGGTTCTACAGTAACGATTTCCAAAGGTGCGGTCAGCAAGAGTGATCAGGGTCATGAGAATGCGAGTGATACATCGTTATATGATTATTACTTCATTATTCACGCAAGTCAGTTTGATTCCGTTAATCCTTGGACAGTAACGGCAACACTTGGAAGTGATACGGCATCGGCAACAGTAATTATAGATTCGGCAGATGAATATGATGTCGTTTTGGATTATGGTTACTATCTTGTCAAGGATGGTCTGCTTACAAGTAACGCAATCACAACTTTTGCAAGTCATAATACCGTTACACAAAATACTGGATACGTTGAATTTACAGATGCATCGAATAACCAAGTCGGCATTTTCTCATCAACTGACGCTGTTGATTTAACAAATTATAGCACGCTTGTCATAACGATTACCGAGGGCGGTTCGTTCGCTGGAAACGAAAAAGTACCTACTATTTGCATCGGTTCAACGAGGCCGACAACTTCCGGCGGATCAGCAAATATTACTGGAATCGTTGCTTCCACAAAGTTGCTTGCTACAAGCCAAAGTGCGTGGAACATCACAGCAGGAACGTATACGCTCGATGTTTCCGGATATACCGGAAGTTACTATATCGCAGCGTGTTCGTCTGGGGTCACGGATAAAAAGTTCAACCTAAAAATTACCAAGTTCGGATTGGAGGCATAAATATGAAAACGATTTATCTTGATTCCGAATTTGTTTGTCATGTTACCGATGACGGCACGATGCGCTCTGTTGAAACAGATTTCTTTGACGGACAGCCGGATGAATTTATTAAAGGGTATCGATATGTTCCGCAAGGTGAAACATGGGTGCGGTCGGATGGAGTTGAGTTCCACGGAGTGATGGTTGCTCCTGCAATCGACTATATGCAGATCATGACCAATGTTGCGACATCATACCTCACGGATGACCAAGCAGAGTCTGTCACGATTCTGTTTGAGGAGTGGAAAGTCGGAGTAGACTACGCTGTCGGCGACCGCAGACAGTACGACGGAGTGCTGTACAAATGCTTACAAGCACACAAGTCCCAAGCGGATTGGACTCCAGATGTTGCGGTTTCTCTTTGGGTGCGTACGTCCGCAGAGGAATGGATTCCGTGGTATCAACCAACTGGAGCACATGATGCGTGGATGGAAGGCATGAAGATGGCATACACGGACGGACATCATTACATCTGTTTGGTAGATGGAACGGTTTACCCGCCTGATGTTGTACCGACTTCTTGGGAGTTTGTAGAATGAGCATAAAATTGGTTCATGCTGTCGGTGATTATGACGGCACATACGGTGATGGTGACGGTCGGGAAATCACATACCGCAGGTGGTATGACCGCAACGGAAGAGGATGGCAGTATTTCGCGGTGTGTAAGGATCAGAACAAAGCGAACGAAGCGTGCTCTATCCTGAAGCAGATCGCAGAGAACAACAAATACGGCTACAGTCAGCAACGCAGGACGACTGGTGCGAAAAGCATCATCTCTTTTTTGAACAAGGGGTACAACATTGCTGATGCGATTCACCGAGGAAGCGGTGATTTCGACTGTTCGTCACTTGTATCGTTCGGGTTTTATCAGGTCGGACTCCTGCCGAATTACAACTACAACACAGACTCCATTCTGACCGCTCTGAAACACAGCGGTCATTTTGTTGTCGTGGCAAATCCGAAAAATGACACACAAGCAAGAGTCGGAAGTCTGTATCTCGCACCGAGGTCGATGAATGACGGGTCAGGACACGTAGCAATGGCGATAAATGACGGTTCGAAGCCGTACCCTATAAACCCTCAACCCGAACCCGTTCCACCGATTGCAAGTCCATATTTGCGGATTTTAAAGGGTTCTGTGCGTGTCCGTGAGGGCGAGAGCACGGATTATCCGACACGGTTTATCGCACATCAGGGTGACACGTTCCCCTATCTCGGTACAGCAGGGTCAGGGTGGTACATCGTGGATACTTCTGCGGTGGTCGCAGGAGTCGGGTACGTATCATGCAACATACCCCGATATGTGGAGGTGGTCGAATGAAAAAGAAGAAGATCCGGACATCAGATGTATGTCTTGTCATTGTGTGCGTTTTAGAGGTTCTGTTCGTGCTGAAATGCTTCGACATGATGGAACGTGACATCGTGGTCAGTTCCACATTGATCACATACTGGCATATCACATTCGTTGCGGAGCTGTTTTCGCTGTGCGGTATCAAGGTCGCAAAGGTCATGCGAAGCACGGCATATGAAAAAGAGGATTCGTACACGGATGACGAGGAGGCGGTCGGATGACTCTATTAATTATTGCGATTGCTCTGCTGTTACTGCTGATATATGTGTTGAGGACAATGTGATATGGATTTTTTGAAAACATTATTATCCGGTGCTGTCGGTGCGGGTATCGTTGCGGGGTTGTTTGCTCTTTTCGGCAAACGCATGGATCAGGTGCATGAGGACAAAAAGGGAAAGATGAACGACATCAAAGAATTGCAAAAGCAGGTTGCCGACCTGCAGAAACAGATGAATAAAACATGGCAACGCATTGACGAGATGAGCAATTCTGACCGTGCTTTGTTAAAAGCTGTGAACGCATTGCTGTTGCATTCAATGTCGGGAAACGATACTGGCAAAATGGCAAAGGCACAAGAAGAACTGACCAACTTTATCATTTCCAAAGGAGAATAAAATGATGGAAATCAACTGGACTGAATTGATTATCGGTTTGGCTTCACTGGTCGTGACCGTGTTTCTCGTTCCGTATCTGCGGGCAAAGTATCAGGAGATTCGGACGGACAGCATTGACTATTGGTTGCGTGTCCTGATGTCATCGGCTGAAACCTATTTCGCTTCAGGCACTGGGGCACAAAAAAAGGAATGGGTTCTGACCGAACTGAAAGCACGATTCCCAAGCCTTGACATGGATAGGATTCAGGATTCGTTGGAATCAATGTTCCGTGAATTGGTGGTCGAGGGTATTTTAAACAACGATGAATTCAAATGATCATTAGATAGTTTTTCGATAATTTTTCGATAGAGGTTTGGGGTGCTGTGGTGCAACCTCCCGCCACGTATTCGATATATCGAAAGCACCCCAATTTTCCCAATGTTTCGGGCAAAACTGGAAATAAAACCGTTTGGTTTTTTAATAACCCACAGAAACCCACAAAAACCCAGTCGGTTTTTCAGAAACCCAAAATAACCCGATATATGATAAATGATATATGATAGATAATATAAATATTATCTATATATACGCTTAAACGATAATCACATATTTTGTCTTCGGGCGGTTGCGTTCCCCCGCAACCAGTGATAGACGGAACTCGATCTCGAATTGAGTCCCGTCTTTTTTTATTTTCTCGACAACTTTGTTGATGATCTGTTTCTCTTCTTCGGGCGGTCGTTTAGATAACTCGGACACCGCCTGCAGGAATTTTTCGATCATATCAACGGACGGGATGTCGGGCAGGGCAATTTCATCTTTTAATTTCTGTTCCAGTGACATCAGGTCATCAAGGTCGGTTTTCATCTGCGGATGGTACATTCCTTGTTGGATTGCATCAAGCAGGTTCTGAATCCTGCGTTGTACTGACCGCAGTTCGTTTATCTTCTCCGGATCATTCATAATCTTCTTTCTTTCCCTTTCTAATTTTCGTTGTATTTTCTCGGCATCAGCATGGGTAAACCGCAGGTGACGGGTGACACGCTTAATGATGTCTTTTTCAACGAGATCGGCAGAGATAGTTTGACCGCAGTTCCGACAGCGGTAATACCGATACGCACCCTTGGTGTTGACGGAAGAAGCACCCTGCATCGTTGTTCCGCAGTCACAAACCAGTTTCCCAGAAAGAATAAAAATCCGTTTTGCTGTATTGGCGGGGTTGTGCTTTTTTGCGTTCAGACGATCCTGACACAGCACCCACGTTTCATCACTGATTATTCTTGGTATCCCGTTCGGGATTCTGATCACATCATCTGACTCACGGTGCGAGTTGTGGAATTTGCGGGACTGTTTCCCGAACGTATACACACCGATGTATTTTTCGTTCCGCAGTATGCTGTTTAAAGAAGTGTTCGAAAACGGCAGTCCCCACTTCGTTTTTTTAACGTCAAGCACCGTCAGAATCTCGGAATACTTTTTCCCACTGGCATACATATCAAATATCGTTCTGACGGTTTCAGCTTCGACCGGATTGACCACGTATCGACCGTCCTGCACATCATAACCGAGCGGTGGCAGACCACCAGTGTGACGGCACTGGTATGCGGTTTCTTTCAAGCCTTTTATGGTCTCCCTTGCAAGGTTCTTGCTGTAATACTCAGCCATTCCCTCGAGCACGGATTCAAGGATCACGGATTCGGGCGAATCATCCAGTGGTTCAAGGACTGATATCAGCTTGACCCCGTGTTTGCGGAGTTCACGCTTATAGAATGCGGAATCATAACGGTCACGGCTGAACCTATCCAACTTATGCACGATGACAGCATCAACACCCCGCAGGTCGGAAAACATCTGCTGAAAGGCAGGTCGTTTGTCTGTTGTCGCTGAACGTGCTTCGTCAACGTATTCATGCAAAAGGACTATGCCGTTTCTGTTGGCATAGTCACGGATCGCACGCAATTGTGCATCTATGGATTCTTCTCTTTGCTGATCGGAACTGAACCGAGCATATGCATATGCGTTCATAACTTGGATACGAACCCGACAGCCTTGCCGAGGATACGGACATTATCTTCGGGATGCACAATGATCGGCAGGTATTTCGGATTTTCAGACAACAGCATGACGGTGTTGCCGTTTTTCGCAAAGCGTTTCAGAACGACTTCATTCCCGATCAGAACAGCAACGATATCGTTCGTTTCGCAAGTGTCCTGCTGACGAATGTACACGATATCCCCGTCATATATCCTTGCACCCTGCATAGAATCACCAGTTGCACGGACGGTGAAATCCGCATGGATGTTAGTGGGAACTTCGTCATACGCATCGTGGTTTTCCACTGCAAGAATCGGTTTACCGCATGACACTGTACCGACACGGGGAACGGTGCGTGTTTCAGGCAACGGCAGAAATTCGGGTCGGTCACTGACACCTCTGACAATGTAGTCAACGGTCGTGCCGAGGACATCTGCCATCTTTCGCAGGAGATCCGGATCGGGTGAACGGTATCCGTTTTCATATGCGTTGTAGGACTGGCGGGAACACCCGATCAGCTTCGCAAGCTCTTCTTGGGTCAAGCCTTGATCTTTCCGAAGTTCTTTCAAAAACAACATTTCGTATCACCTCACTATCATCATATTTCAGAGCCGTGTCACAAATCCACAAACTCCACGAATAGGAGCATACGAAAAAAATATAGATAAAAATGTCAATAATCATTGACAAACAGTAAAGAGGTGATTAAGATATAAATAGACACAAAATGTATCATTTAAGGAGCGTGATGTCATGGATTACAGACAGAAAAGAAAGGAAATGGGTCTGACTCAGGCAGACATGGCTGATCGGATCGGATGCAGTCGTCAGTACTACAACGAAATGGAAAAGCACCCGAATACACGGAAGCTGTCTGCGGAACTGGTTAAGAGGATTGCGGATGCTTTCGGTGTCAGCATGGACGAGGTGGTCGCATGACCACGGAAGAAAAACTGTTTGCGTGGTTCGGTGACAACTGGGTCACGGAAATAATAAAGGGCACGATGCCGAGCAAAAGCACCGTGCCGGAGCAAGAGCAGGACGGGAGCAAGTCCGTCCCACAGCACAAGAATAGCACGGATATTTGAAAGGAGCAAGAAAACAATGTGTCCCGAATGTAGAAGAGCAAGCGGTCATGCAGATGGTTGCCCGATGGCAGATGTTAGTGAATCGATCATTGGATACTGCGACATTTGCGGAGAACCGATTTACGAGTGGCAGGATCGTTACGAGGATTTGGACGGATACGATTACGTATGCGAAGAGTGTTTAGTTGAAGTCACCTACGCAAAAAAAGTGCGTGGCGGTAAATAAGAAAGGAGCAAGAACATGAATTTCAGGAGGTTGGAAGCAAGAGACATTGAGTGCAGGGTCAAGCAGACCACTGCGAAAGGCAACATCGTTCTGCTGTACAAAACTGCACGGACGGACATGGACATCCTTGACGAGACGGTCGGGGCAGAGAACTGGAAGAAAGACTATCGGGAGATCAAAGGCAATCTGTACTGCACACTGTACATCAAGTGCGGTCAGGAATGGGTCGGCAAAGAGGACTGCGGTATCGAGTCCCGCGCAGACGATGACGGCAACGAGAAAAAGGGCGAAGCATCCGATGCGTTCAAGCGTGCGGGTTTTGCGTGGGGCATCGGTCGGGAACTGTACACCGCACCGTTCTGCCTGATCCCTTGCGAGGTCGAGTCCGTGAACGGCAAGTACAAGCCGAAGACGAATCACTATTATGAGGTATCCGAAATCCAGTATGACGGTAACCGCATTTCCCGACTGGTCATCACGGAGCGTGGCAGGGCGGTGTTCACGTTCCCTGTATCCTATGTTCCGAAAGATGATGACCTTATGAAGCAGACTGATCCGGATGCACGGAAAGAAGAAATCAAGGCAGAGATCCTTGCATTGGCGAAAGGTGACGAAGACCGTCTGAACAATTACACGCTGAAGAAGTATAAGAAGTTGTTCCGTGATCTGACTGGTCAGGAGTTGGCAGACTGCAAAGTGTCGCTTGTGAAGCAGGTGTCCTGACATGGAACTGAAAGCACGGAATCCGAGATTGTCGCACGAATACGGTGAGGGGTGGGTGCTCCACCTCTCCGTTGATCTTGGGTCATCAGGGACAGCAAAAAAGGTCATTGACGAGTTCAAAGACAAAGACCTGCGGGTCGAGGTCAGAGAATGGAAAGAGCATCGGTCACTGTCAGCAAACGCATATTTTCACGTTTTGGTCAACAAGATTGCAGGACGGATGAACCTTGGTGAAGACGAGGTGAAACGGTCGCTTGTGTTGGATTACGGGACGGTTGCTGAAGACAAAGACGGCAACATGATTCTGCTGAATCTGCCTGACGGAACAGACCCCGAAACACTGGGTGTCAAATATGCGAAATGGCTGTCAGCGTATCAGGATCACGGCAGAACGAAGAACACATATCTGATCTACAGCGAAACGCACCGACTGGATACGAAGCAGTTTTCACGGCTGTTGGACGGTGCGGTCACGGAAGCAAAGAATCTCGGAATCGAAACAATGATCCCGCAGGACTTGGCGAGGTTGGAGGGTTATGCACAAAAGGACAAAGGCAATGCAGATACCGACAGCGGTGAAAAGAAAAGTGCTTGAACGTGACGGTTGCTGTGTGGTGTGTGGGTCGAATCAAGGGATACCAAACGCACATTACATAGCACGGTCGCACGGTGGACTGGGCATCGAGCAAAACATCGTAACGCTCTGCATCAACTGTCACAACGCATATGACAATTCACCGATGAGACGGATCATCGGACAGCAGATCAAAGAGTATTTACAGAGTAAATATCCCGACTGGGATGAACAGAAATTGTATTACAGCAAAGGAGTATGAATATGGATGCATGGGTGATCATCAACGGAAATCTGACGAAAGATCCGGTTGTCGAATCGACAGCAAAAGGGGTCAGCGTGACGAAACTGCACGTTGCGGTGAACGGGGTTAAGAATGACGAAAAAAAGACAACGTATTATTACGTTTCAACATTCGGAGTGTTGGCAGACACTTGTGCCAGAAATCTGACAAAGGGTCGTGGGGTGATCGTGATCGGGGAACTGGACATCACGCTTGACACGAAACACGAAACACCGAGAGTGTATCCGAACATTGAAGCACGGTTCGTCAAATTCATGCCGAAAGGACATCAGGCACAGCAGGACGAAGCACCAGTTACACCGGATATGTTCATGGACATAACGAGTGAGGATGTGCCGTTTTAATTTTAAACAAAATGTCAACAAAGATTGATATTTGTTGATAGAAGATGTAAAATAATCGTATCATATTTTAGGAGCAAGAGCATGAAGTCAGCATTTTTGATACCTATGGGCAAACGGGACAAGGTTGACGGATTATCGGACGAGGATGCGGGAAAGCTGTTCAAATTGATCTTCGCCTACGAAGCAGGAGACCTGACCGATATCCCGACAGACCGTGCAGGAACGGCATTCGAATTCGGGTTCAAAGAGACCCTTGACTTGAATCGAGAGAAATACGAAGAACGGTGCGTTGTCAATACAGTCAACGGTCAAAAGGGTGGAAGACCAAAAAAGCAACCGAAACAGACGGAGGAACTGTTTGACAAGTTTTGGTCAGCGTATCCGAGGAAGTCTGCAAAGGCAGAAGCCAAAAAAGCGTTTTCGAAAATCACTGCCGATCAGCTTGAAAGCACGATACTGCCCGACTTAGAGAAACGGAAACGGTCATCGCAATGGCAGGAAAACAACGGTACATATATCCCGTATCCTGCGACCTATCTGCGGGGCGAACGGTGGAATGATGAGATCCGGACGGATAAACCGAAAAAGCGGGATTTCGAAGAACGAACCGTAAAGGACGAGGATTTCAGTGACCTATTTTTACCGCTGTGAGTTGTGTGGCTGTGTACTGGATGAGCAAAACCAGTACGTTGACCACTGGGGATACAAAAGGGAATACTGCAAGGACTGCAGGAAACGAAAGGAGCAAGAATATGTCAAGAGCAATCAGGATCATGAGCAAGGTGTTTTTAACGGTGGTGGCGGTGTTGTGTGCGATGTACATCGAAACGGCACTGGCAGATGAAGAGGTCATTGACCTTGTACCCGTTGCGGCCAGCGAACCTGACCCGATCCCGTGTCCGTTTGAAGTGGAAGTGACGGAGCACGCATTAGATCAGCGGGATGTCGAGACACTGGCAGAATTTCTGTGGAAGAGTCCGATGTACTACGAAACGCAGAAACGCACGTTGCTGTGGGTTGTCTTCAACCGTGTTGATGATGCTTCAGGACGGTTTGCGGACGATATCGAGACCGTATGCCGTGACCGCAGGGAGTGGGGATTCATGGAGGCACATCGGTACGCACTGTCTGATGACAATCTGCGGATCGTGAGGGAAGAGATGAATCGATGGTTGAGCATGAAAGACGGAAAGCATATCGGCAGTCACGTTCCGAGGAACGGAGTGTTTTGCAGTTTTGGCGGTGATCGCAACCGGATCGTGACGGTATATGCGGAGTTGGGTGGCGATGCTTTGACATGGTGACGAAAGAGGAGTTCACGCAGAAAATCCTGCGGATGCAGGAAGCAAAACGCAAGCGTGAAGAAAAGGCGAAACGGGACACGAAAGCGTATTTTGTCGATAGAACACGAAAGGGGCGAGCAAAATGGAGCAAGCGAATTTTGAAACGAGGAAAATGACGGATGCGGAAATCGCATTCGAGATCAGAAAGGTTTATCCGCAGATGGACGCACCGCTTTACAGCAAAACCAAACATTCGGTCATGACTGGGGTTCAGCTGACCGAGGGGGCGAAGAACATTGAGCATTGCTTGATTTACGGGGATGCACCTGAATCGGCAAAAATCAGCCGTATAAGGCGGGAACGTGCGGACATTAGAAAATGTACGGTCAGACTTCCGATAAGCCTTGTACAGCGGTTGCAATCGCTTATGGAGGCATTCGGGGTCGAGGAGCTGAACACAATCGTCAACATGGTGCTGTCATACGGGACAGAAGTGTTGGAGGTCGAGAATGAGAAAGCGGTTGGTTGAGTTTCTGATCAGATTGGGGATCATCGAATACTGTGATGACGAACTGTTTGAGGGTGACGAGCAATGACATTCGGCAGGATATCGAAAAAGGATCTGCGGGAAATGTGGGATCAGTACCTGAAAGACATCGATGTGTACATTGATGACTTTGACGGGTTTTGGTACGACCTGCAGTACAAGAAGCGTGGCATCTACATCGGAACGAAGCTGATCGGGTTCGTGATCACACGGAAAAATGAGGTCAGTGAATTTTTCATCCGACCGGATTACAGACGAAAACGGTACGGGATGCAGGCGGTGCAGATGCTTGCGGACGAACTGGGTGAATTTCGGTATTACGTTTTAAACCGCAACAAAGTCGGTCAGTCGTTTTGGAAGACAGCGACTCCGAACAGATATCTGATAGCCACGGACGGCAGAGGTGAATGGTATGTCAATCCGAAGACCCACGGAAGAAAGAGCACTCGCAAACATATTGCGGGAACAGAAAATGGAACGACCGATCAAGCGACCGAAGAAAAGACCAAGGGTGCAGGTCGAACACTATTTCACCAATTACGATTATTTCCTGATGTTTTTGTCACGGCATGAAAAAAGATGATCTGATTCACCTGCGTGAATACAAAGAGAAGATGGACGGGTTGAAACGTGCGATTGCAGACCTTGAAGCGACCGTGACGGATATATCCGTCCATTTGTCTGATATGCCGAGATCGGGTCAGTACCGTGATGTGCTTGCGGAATTTGTGGCAAAAAAGGAATCGGTCGAGATCAGGCTGATGCAGGTCACAGCCGAATACATGGAACGCTTCGTGACCGTGGAAGAGAAAATCAGCGTGTTGCCATACGCACAGCAGACCGTTATCCGGTTATATTACGAAAAAGCACTGTCATGGACAAAGGTATCACGGGAATCGCACTATGCGAGATCGTACTGCAAAACATTACAAAAGAAAGCACTGGAACGGCTCGAACAAGAATAATTTTTTATCCAAAAATGTAAATAACTGTTGACACAATACAGCAGACAAAGTATCATAATAGTATCAAAATACGATTGATAAAGGAGCAAGAGTAATGGAAGACAGCAAGCGTTATCTGATGATTGAGGGCAGGAGAGAGGGTTACGGTGTGGATCAGTTGCACCGCACGATGACGGTCAGGGATCTGATTGAATACCTTGAGCAGTTCGATGACGAAACACTGGTTGTGCTGAACAATGACAACCGCTACACATACGGCAGTATCACAGAGAGCAGTTTTCAGGAAGCATGGTTCAACGAAGACGGTGACGAGACCGATGAGTTCGGCAATGATGTAGAGAAAGAAGACTGGTAAAAATGACCATTCGCATTCCAGTGACACCGAAACCGAAACAGCGTGTCCGAGTTGTAAACGGTCATGCGTTCACACCGAAGAAAACGGTGCAGTATGAGCAGATCATCAGCAGTGCGGGGCAGGGTATCAGGGTCACTGGTGCGGTCAGTCTGACGGTGTTGTTTGAGATGCCGATGCCGAAGTCATGGAGCAAGGCGAAGAAGATCCGGATGAACGGCACACCGCATATTCAGACACCCGACACAGACAACCTGCTGAAAGCGGTCATGGACGGAATGCGTTGCGTGTGGTCGGACGATCGCACGGTGTATCAGGTATCAGGAACGAAACTGTGGGCATATGACCCGCAAGTGATTATTACGATAGAGGAGCAAGAGCAATGAAAGTGACAATTACAAAAGACGGCAGGATGATACGGTCAAGCATCGTGACCTGCGAAGAGTGCAAGTGTTTCGGGAACAACCACTGCAATCACCCCGAATACTATCCCTGCAGACGGAACGAAAAGCTGTATGGTGATGCGTTCTATACGACCGCAGGTGTGACGGCTTGTATGCTTTTTGATCCGAAAGACCCTGAACGTGTCAGGCTGATCGAGAGCGAGACAGAGGAGGTGGAAGCGTGACACGGGTTACGGTTAAGTTAGTCGAGCCAATGGTCGGTGAAGCAGATGTCTGCATCCTGACTGCGAATCAGATCACTGTGCATGACGGTCTGATCGTGGTGAAGCAGGTTGCGGAAGAACCGTTGCTGACGGAGTTCACAGTTCCGGTAGAGGAAACGGTCGGAATCTTCCGTTGTGAGGATGTCCGAGCAATATATCGGACGGTATCTGCGAGGTGATTAAGATGAGGCTTATCGATGCGGATACTTTGCGGGATGAACTGTTTGTTGATTACTTTGATTCTGATGATTGGGGATTCATTTCCCGCCATATTGACGATGCTCCGACAGTCGATGCTGTTGAGCGGAAGAGTGGGCGGTGGATAGATGAAACTTTCAAGCCGAATGCACCTGTTTTCCATCCGTACAAATGCGACCAATGTGGAGAGCATAACGATGTTCCGTCTGATTACTGCCCGAACTGCGGTGCGGATATGAGAACAAAAGAAACGGATCGCGATTATGAAAGAGCAGTAGAACAGTTGGAACATGACATGTTATACGAGCCTACATATAACCAAGATGACGGAAGTATGTGAGAGGTGAAAGCAATGGATGATTTAATCAGCAGACAGGCGGCAATAGGTGACACAATCAGCAGACGGGCGGCGATTAGTGAAATCGAGCAGTCAATAATAAATCACGATAGTGCGATTATGAGAATAACAAACTTGCCACCCGTACAGTCAGAACAGCGGTGGATACCTGTGACGGAGAGGTTGCCAGAAGAAAATATGTGGACAATATGTCAGAACGATGCAGGGGCAATGATGATTGGGAAACACGATACAGAGTTTGGATGGATGTTCCCTGCTTATTTTGATGGCATTGTCGCATGGATGCCGCTACCAGAGCCGTGGAGAGGAGAAGAGGAATGAGCGTGCTAATTAAGGGAATGGAGATGCCGGAGAACTGTTACGATTGTCCGTTTGCGATGCGGGGATATGAAACACTGTTCGTTAACGGGAAAAGCATACGGAGAGATTACGGGTGTGTTTTTACTCATAGGGCTATCACAAGCACGAAGCGCAATCGATTCTGTCCTCTCATTCCAGTCCCAGTGCATGGGCGGTTGATCGATGCGGACGAATTTTTGAAAGATTTTGAAATGATTATTCTTGAAACTTTCTACGACCATGAAGAAGTTGAGGAAATGATTAAAGACGCTCCAACAGTCATAGAAGCAGAGGAGGGCGAGTGATGAGATACAGATTGCAGCGTAAAGAAACTGTCGCGCGACCAAATATCCTCGGCAATCATAGTTTTCCAGTTTATACATATCACTGGAAGAGTATTGCCATGTCTGATGATAAAAACGCATTAGAGGCTATGATGCTCGACCAGAAGAATTACCGCATCGAAGATACTGAGCCGGCAGAGGAGGGCGAACGATGAGAACAATGTGTGGTAGCCCTTGCCTACACTACGATTGCTCCAACAGAAACAGATTTGGCTATTGCAAAACAACGGTGTGCATCAATAAACACTACTATCAAGAGGAGCTGTGGGGTTTGCCGTCAACAACAAACAAAACCGAGAGTGTGGTTATAAAACAGCAGACCAATGCCGACCGTATACGGGCTATGACGGATGAGGAACTTGCGAAATTTATTGAGTTCGTCTCTGCAGGATGTGATTATATGTCCCCAGACTGTCCGGCGCATGACAATTGCAAACATGTTTGCGACCAAAACGATGCTTGCAGAAAAGGCTGGCTCGATTGGCTGAAACAGGAGGTAGAGAACGATGAGTGACTTAATGACATTCCCAAAAACATGGGAAGAATTTGAACGGTCGTATGGGTTTGTGGACAAAGACGAGGTTTACACGAATGGTGCAAGATTGATTCCATCGTTCCGTGTGGAGCAATGGATCGAGCATATACAGACTCAGACAGCAGATCCGACGTTATACGGCTATCCGATCGAACATCTTGAGATGATCGCAAGGGTGATGGCGAAGAAACACTGTACGCCGGAAGATGTTGCTCGGCTGCTCCAGAACGCAGGAGAGATTGCAATAATGGTGCGTGATGAAATGATGGAAAGGATCAAGGAAAGCGTGGAGAGATCTTGTGAAGGAGTAGCGAATGATAGTCAGTGACGGATACAGTCTGATTTATGACAAGGGAAAAAATCGAATCGTCATACGTCTGCCACAGACGATGGAAACATTAACCAACACGATGGATGCTATAACAGACAGAAAAACAGACATAACCGCAGATGAACAATCATGCATTCTAAATGTGGTTAAGGCTGTGATGGAGAGGAAAAGTGAATGAGGATCTGATCGTGTCGGGGGCAACCCCGATATTTTTTACACTAAAATGTAAATAACTGTTGACATTATATAATAGGTAATATATACTATTATTGACAAATAACAAAGTGGGGTTAATAGGATGAAGTGGTCAAGAAACACGAAAGAGTTCGAATATAAAGCGTTCACAAGCGAGGACGGACGGTACAGAGTTCAGGACATCAATGATCAGCCTTGCGTTCCGGAATACAACGAATTGAAAAAGCACAACTGGGATAGCAAGAAAACGCACGAAGCGTTCCTGACATACTGCAAGGCGAACAAGATTTCACTTAATGGTGCGAACTGGGCATTGATTGACAACAAGACCAACGAGGTGATCAGATTTCCATTCAAGACGGCAAAGTCGGCAATGCAGTACGCAGAAACGATATAACAAGCAAGAGCAAGCGGGTCGGGAGACCCGATCCAGCAACTAACGAAAGGAGCAAGAATATGACACAGTTAGAAAGATGCATGAACTTTTTGCGGTACGGCAGTGAGGGAGATTATGTGGAATCCAGTGACGGCAGGATCAGGGTCACAAGGAAAGATAGATTCATCAACACACTGCCGACCTGCTACATTACGGAATCCGGACACACAAGGGAATCAAGTGCGTTTTACGGGGATGTTGTCGAGGTGCTGAGGAGAATCATCGAAATCGATGGGGAATAAGAAAGGAGCAAGAGCATGATATTGACGGACAAAACAGCAACAGATCTGATCAAGAAAGCAGATTCTGCGGAACTGGAATATCGGATTCACATCATGACGGATGAAGACAGAGAGGACAGAACGGACATCGAGATCCTGACAGATGAGATAGACTGGTTGCTTTACTTATACAGCGAAGACAGTGACAGTAGTTACTGGTTCGATTTAAAAGAAGCAAAGTCACTGATCCGGAAGACAGATGACGGCAAACGGATTCCGATTTCAATCGAAACATTCAGACCGTTAAAAGGGTACGCACCGCATGACATCGAAAACGCACGGCAGATCATTGCCGAGTACAAGAGGATCAAGACGGTGGCGAATAAACTGGCAAAAATGGCATAAACAGAAAGGAGCAAGAGCAATGATAAAAGTGATAAATAAAAAATGATACTTTTGAGGTACATTTCCTGCAGTATAATGATATCGTGTCAAAGGACGGTGACAGAACACCGTCTTTTTTCATGCTCTCTCTCGTCGTTGGGTGGGGAAACCCGCAAATGAACCGAGGTGGGTGCGGTTGCGGGTAATCATGATTTGGAGGTTTGTCATGATATTAAAAAGCGTTCCGATCACGGACATTGTGCCGTATGAAAACAATCCGAGGATCAATGACGGTGCAGTCGAAGCTGTCATGGAATCCATTGAGCAGTGCGGGTACTGTGCTCCGATTGTTGTCGATGAAAACATGGTGATTCTTGCGGGTCACACACGCTTGAAAGCAGTCGCACGGCTCGGATGGCAGGAAGTGCAGGTTGCGGTTGTTGACGGCATGACGGACGATCAGAAACGCAAATATCGACTGCTCGACAACAAAGTCGGTGAGATTGCGGTATGGGATTTCGGCAAACTGGATCAGGAACTGGACGGCATTGACTTTGATGGATTCGATTTCGGATTTCCGGATCTGAACAACATTGACATTGATTCGTTGTTTACGGATGCAGAACACAAAGAAAAAGAGCCGAAGAAAATCCAGTGTCCGCACTGCGGTGAGTGGTTCGATGCATGAAACTGTACCTCGTTGCGCAAGCACGGTTTAAGCAATTATGCAAATCTATCCTGCGGGGGGGGTTGCAGTCCCTTCAGACCGATATGAAATTGCTTTTAGCTGAATCGGGTGGCATTTGGGAAGCGTACTTTGATCAAAAGCAGTTTGCCAACGCATATATCCTGCAGTCGTTTTTCTACGCTGATGACTTTACAGAGCAGTATATCATCCCGAATGCATCGGATTTTCTTCTTGACTCGGGTGCGTTTACGTTTTGCGCAAACGGTGTGTCGAATCATGATTTCATCGAATATGTAGAACGGTATGCGGATTTTATAAACCGCAACCGGATCGACAAGTTTTTTGAATTAGATATTGAAAACATTATCGGATACGACAAGGTGGTTCAGATTCGCAAACAACTGGAAAGGCTGACAAACAGACAACCAATACCAGTGTGGCACATCTGCAGAGGAAAAGACGAGTTCATCAGGCATTGCGATGAGTACCCGTATGTCGCTCTCGGTGGTTATGTCACTGCAATAAAGAACGGTGACTCACGACAACGGGCATATGTTAAGGCATATCCGTGGTTCATCGATCAGGCACACAAGCGGGGAACGAAAATTCACGGTCTTGGGTTTACATCGCTTGAGGGCATGAAGAAATACCATTTTGATTCCGTTGATTCTACAGCGTGGACAACGGGCAACCGTTTCGGGTTCGTATATCGGTTTAACGGCAAGACTATGGAAAAAATAGATTGCCCAAAGGGGAAACGGCTTGCCGATGCGAAGACGGTTGCGTATATCAACTATACGGAATGGATTAAATTTCAAAAATATGCGAACACGCATTTTTGAGTCTCCCTGAAACTGGACATATGTATATAACGAAAAGGAGAAAAAATCATGCTGATTAAATTCAACAAGAAACAACTGATAATTTTAGGAACGATTTCGTTCTATTTGCTTGGGTCAATCATGATGAACATATTGACCATGAAAACACTGCAAATCGGGAATGTTTCGGTGTTTACGTGCGGGATCATCATGACACCGCTTGTGTTTGCCTGCAACGACATTCTGACCGAGTGCATGGGCAAGAAATTTGCCGTCCGTGTGATCTTGGTTGGTGCGGGGGTGAATCTTGCTTGGTCGCTTTTATGTGCGTTTTCGATCGCACTGCCTGCAAATAATCCATATATAGCCGAGTGCTTCAAAACGATACTGGGTTCAACGTGGAGAATCACAACCGCATCAATAATTGCGTATATTGGCGGTGGGTACATCAACAACCTGATTATGGACGGCATGAAGCAGAGGGACGGCGAAAAACGCTATTATCACCGTGCCATTATTTCGACTGCGTTTGGTCAACTGTTTGATGATTACGTGTTCATTTTTTTAGCGTTTGCTCCGTTTGGGGTTTCTGCAATCGAAAACCCTTGGTCGGCGATCCTGACCGTTCCTTTGGTCAGTGCGATCGTTGAAACGATCATCGAAGCGGTTTTCACGCCAGTATCGAAGAAAATCTGCACAATTATAAAAACGCCTGATGAACAATAATTTCGGCTCGTTCCTGCAAACGGTCGGTGGCAACGAGGGCATTAAATGCAAGTATCCGACAAGGCTTGACACATACGGATGCGGGTACAGTCACGATTGTTCGTATTGTTACGCAAAGTCACTGCTGTCATTCAGAAAGATGTGGAATCCTGACAAGCCGAAAGTGGCATCAGCGTTCGACATTGCATCCGCACTGCGTAAAGTGCCACGCACAACCGTTTTGAGACTGGGTGGAATGACGGACTGCTTTCAGCCGATTGAAAAGCTGAAGCGTTCGACATACAACACGCTGTATATGCTCAACAAACGTAGACAGCCGTACCTGATCGTAACGAAATCCGATTTGGTTGCTGATCCTGAATACATGGAACGGCTCGACAAAGACCTTGCACACATTCAGATCACGATCACAACAACGGATGATGACTTGTCACTGACATATGAGAAAGCAACCGTGCCGTCAAACCGCATTAAAGCGATTGCAAGACTGTTTTCAGCGGGTTTTGATGTGCAGGTGCGACTTTCTCCATACATCGAGCAAAATGTCGATATAGGTCAAATAAATGACATTCCGTGTGACAAGATCATTGTGGAATTTCTGCGGGTCAATCACTGGATAAAGAAATGGTTCGACTTGGACTATTCGAAATGGACACATACGGAAAACGGGTATCAGCACTTGCCGTTGGAAGAGAAAGTCCGGATGCTTGAGAAGATTCGCTTCAAGGAAATCAGCGTGTGCGAAGACTGCACTGATCACTATGCATACTGGCGGGATCATGTGAACCACAATCCTGACGACTGTTGCAATTTAAGAATATCGGGGGAGTAACGATAACACTCAAATCGCATACCCTGCGTGAAAGGGAAAGACATGGCAAGACCGAGAAAGGAAATTGATCAAAACACATTCGAAAAGCTGTGCGGTATCCAGTGTACAAAGGAAGAACTGTGCGGTTTTTTTGATGTGACCGACAAAACGCTTGATGCGTGGTCAAGACGGACATATAACACGAGTTTTTCCGAGGTATATAAAAAGTACAGTGCCAACGGAAAAATGTCGCTCCGCAGGATGCAGTTCAAGATCGCAGAAAAGAACGCATCAATGGCGATATGGCTCGGAAAGCAGTATCTCGGTCAGCGTGAACCCGAAGCGGAGATCAAGGTCGGCAATCTTGATCTGTTCACAAGCATCATGAAAGAGACACCGCAGATATGATTCAGTGGGGGGAGAAGCAACTGGCGGTGCTTCGCAGACCGTTCACGCACTGCCTTGAGGTCAACGAGGGGACACCACGATCAGGGAAGTCAACGGTCGATGTCGCACGGTTCGCATCGTTCGTTTGGCAGTCGCACGATCAGAATCACTTGGTTTTGGCATACAGTCAGGAACAAGCATATAAACTGGTCATGGACTGTGACGGTTTCGGTCTGACACACATTTTTCCGTCAATCCACCGATTCAGGCATGACAATGACTACGGGTCGCACATGGAACTGCAGACACCGAACGGATTGAAACGGATCTATTACAAAGGCGGGGGAAAGGCAGACAGTCATAAAGCGTTTGTCGGTCTGTCACTTGGGTCTGTGTATTTTTGCGAAATTGATCTGCTTCATATCGATGCGGTCAATGAAGCGTTCCGCAGGACATTCGCATCAACGAACAGATGGCATATAGCTGACCTGAACCCACCTGCCCCGATGCATCCGGTCATCAAGCAGGTTTTCGATGTGCAGGATACGCTGTGGACACATTGGACGATAGATGACAACCCGATCATCAGTCCCGAACGCAAAGAAGAGATCCGTCAGGTCTGCTTAAAGAATCCGTATCTTTATAAGCGTGACTGGCTCGGTGAACGGTCGATTCCCGAGGGTGTGATCTACTCGATGTTCGACATGGACAAGCACATTCTGAAGAAGATCCCGAAAGACTTCGTGCCGTTGGAGATGTTCTTTGCGGGTGACGGTGGTCTGACGGATGCGACTTCCGTTTCGTGTTATCTGATCGGGACTGTGATGGATAAGCCGATCATGTTGCGAATAGCGAACTGGTATTACGGGAACGGGGACATGGCAATGTCTGTTCAGGCGGGTCACTTGGTCAGAGAGTTCGCACCGTACTGCAGACGGCTTCTCGGGATGCGTGAAGAGGGGTGGTACATCGATCCTGCGTGCAAAGCGTTACGGAAAGAAATTGAACTGTACGGCATTCTGACCACTGGTGCAGACAACAACGGGCACGATATCAAGGGTAACCGCAAGGGCATCGAGGTCGGCATAGAGTATTGTCAATCTGCCATCACTGACGGCAGGTTTTTTCTTATCGAGAATGATACATATGGTCACTACGACTTCATCAAAGAGGTCGGAATGTACTGTGTTGACGGAAACGGTCATCCAGTGGATGCGAACAACCACTGCATGGACGAGTTCCGATATGCGAACAACCACTTCTATAAGAGGTATGTGTTAAATTGAGCTTTTTGCAAAGGATCAGGAGACGGATGAAAGGAAACAACGAGTTTGTTGCCACAGTTTGGGAACTGGAAAACGTGCCACCGTTCAAGGAATACTGGGCATATGGTCTGTATCCGTGGAAGATGGTCTATAAGGGATTCTATGCACCGTGGCATGAAGTGGATGCACCGACAATCAAACATCCGCTCAATAAACGCAGGATATCAAGACTATCACCTGCAAAAGCGGTATGCAGTCAGATTGCCCGTTATGTGTGGGATGAGAGATGCGACATTCACGTGTCCGGTCAGAACCCGAAGATCGAGGAGTTCGTACACTTCATTCTGAACGAAAACAACTTCAATGGCAAACTGGGCGAACTGTATGAAACTGCGTGTGCTCTTGGTGGATGTGCCGTGAAAGAGTGGTGTGAGGATTCCGATGTCGGAACACTGACCCGCACGGAATATGACGAGAACGGAAACGTGGTCGGTCAGACACCCTGCAAGATCAAGTTGTCTTATCACATGGCAGACCAGTTCATCCCGACACAGTGGGATAACGCACGGATCTATGGCGGTATCTTCATCAGCAGGGAACTTCGCCACGGGTACTATTTCACACGGGTCGAACGGCAGGAATGGCACGGGTCAACACTGCGGATCACGAATGAAGCATTCCGAATCAGCAAGGACGAACGCACCGAACTGATACAGCGGTACGGGTATGAATCGCAGGACATTCTCGGGTATCGGTATCCGTTGGAAGAAGCATTCGAGGCATTGTCACCGTGTGTTGAGGTCAAGGACATCGGTGAATCACTGTTCACGTACATTCGTGTCGCAGGGGCGAACAACCTTGATGACAATTCCCCGTTGGGAATGTCCGTATACGGAAACGCAATGGACACGCTCCGTGCTGTAGACTATGCGTATGACGGTCTGTGTCAGGAAGTCAAGCTCGGACGGAAACGGATCATCGTTCCTGCACGTGCTGTCAAGGAGATCACGGTCACTGACCCGATCACGGGCAACACGCGCAGAGAGCGGTACTTCGATGCAGATGACGAAGCATACGAAGCACTGAACTTCGACAATGCCGAAGATATGCAGGTGCATGACAATTCGCTTTCTGTCAGAGTCACGGAGTTCACGGATGCGATCAACGCACAGCTGTCAATTCTGTGTGTTCAGACGGGCATGGATGCAGGTATCTTGTCATTCGACAAGGAAAAGGGTCTGAAGACAGCAACCGAGGTCATCAGCGAGAACAGCAAGACATACGCAATGGTCAAGGCGAATCAGAACCTGCTTCGTGATTCGGTCATCCGGATCGTGCGTGGCATTGTGGACTTGGCAAAGGGTTACGGTGTCATTTATGACGGCACACCCGTTGCGGAGATGGGTGACTATGAGGTCAATGTCACGTTCGATGATTCCATCGTGCAGGACACGGATGCGAACATCAACCGTGCGGTTCTCCTGCTGTCGAATGGTCTTATCAGCAAAAAAGAGATCATGACGAACCCGAAGTATGGTATCGGTCTGACGGAAGAACAAGCAGACAAAATGCTGAAAGTGATCGCAGACGAACAAGCATCTGTGACCACCGCCACAATGGATATGTTCAACACGTTCACCAGTGAGGGGTGATGCGTGAGTGATTCAGGACGAATACGGCAGGGTATCGGATGAGATTCTGTATGACATAGCTGATGCGTGCAACATCAATGCCCGTGGTTTCGGGTCGTTTGAGTGGCA